ATGTCGAAAGACCATTCGGCGTCGATTAGTTCCTTGCGCAGGCGCGCGAGTTTAAGGTTATTGGATTCCATCTATTTTACCCCCATGAGGATTTCCAGAATCACCACGATTAGCAGACTGATCAGTTGCATGGTCTTTGAACCTTAATGCAAAGTTTACGGTTTTTGCGACGGCCGCAAGGGCGCGGGCGTCGGCGTGCGGGAAGTGAAGCCTGACGGCGCCGTCAGGCGTTTCTATTGTCACGGCGTCGTTCGTAATCTTCGCTTTCGTGCGAAGCGTCGGGTATAGATTCACCGAAAGCATGGCGTCGCTCCAATTCTTCGAGGACGTAAGGCGTCAGCCCGCCGCCCATGTCAAGCATGGCGCGCAAGGCACCATAGCTCATGTCGGACAGGTCCAAAGCAAGGTCTTTCATACGTCCCATGACTTTTGCTCCCCGTAATGCTCCAGGCAGGCGTGCGACAAGGCGTCGTCGCGAAACAGGGCCGCCTCGATTAGCTTATACAGCGGTTCGGTGCTATCGAGCTGGCGGCCCGGATCGCTCATGTCTATCCCGTCAAGCGCGATCCCGGTGATCCACAATTCGTCGATATAGGGCCGCATAATGCCGACGTCAGGTTCGGCTGGCGCGACCGTATATTCGACGTCCGCCACGCCATAGGCGTAGCAGGCGCAGCCGGGCAAAAGCGCGAGTTCATCGATCGTGTATTCCATGTTCATGTCCGGTATCCTTTCTTCCACCCTTCATGCCATTTTGGCAGGTCGCGCCGGGCGCGGCGCAGGAGCGCCTTGTCCCATGCCGGGGCGCGCCGTGCACCTTGCTTTGCTTGCCAGTCGCCGCGCCAGTCGCGCGCCCATAGGTTAAGATAGCCGGCATTCTGCACGCCCGGCGCGCGCCATATGGCGTCCATTTGTTCCTTTGTCATTGTTCCGTTCCTATCGTTAGCGTGGCGTGCGTTCCGGCGCGGGCGCCGCAAACGTAAACCTCGAAGGCCACCACGTTACCGGCCGCATGGCCGGCGTGGTGTAGCATCCTGATTCGGCCGCGATGGCTGTACAGCCGGCGCGCCAGCCGCGCGGCGAATATGCGTGCGGCCAATTCGTGCGAGTGCGCCCTGACCGGGCGCCACGGCGCGCAATAGAATAGCCGCATTACGCGGCCTTTGATGTTACGTCTACAATCCCGCGAACAACGAAACCGGATTTATCGGCTTTCGCGGCGCGGCCTTTCGGCAACAAGCCGACTATGACGCCTTTAGGGTCTAGATGCCGCAAGTCGTGCTTGTCGCCGTCTATAACCTCGGCGCCGAGGAACGCGGCCGGCAAGGCGTCAAAGCAAACCGCGACATTATGGCCGGCCGCCAACGCCTTGCGGCAATCCGATTCGTTTTCGCCGGTATAGGATAGCGTTAGATGGTAGTTTTCGGGGCGCTTGCGATAAAGGCGCGCCGCGCCTTTCGTATAGTCTACGAATTGAACATCGGGAAACGCCTCGAAAATGTTACGATAAGGAACGCCATTGCGCTCGCATGGTACGCCTTCCCAGGCGATGTCGGTCGCGCCATTCATGCGCACGCAAAGCAACAAAAACATGCGCGCGGCGCGCCGCTGTAACAGTTCAATTGATTTAACGACATCCCGCATATAGGAGCGACGGTCGCGCATGAAACGGCGGGATTTATCGAGTCGGCTTTGCCTCACACTATTGCTTTGCGCGTCGGCGCTTGCCTGATTTGTTACCATGCCGGCTTGCCCTGAGAACCAGCCGAGACACAAGGCGCGGCAAGATACAGTAGACCAGGGGCAAAGATTGAAGCCTGATGTCGACGCGGGCGCCAAATACTGAATCGCGTTCAGATAACCGTACGATTGCGCTTTGACCGCTTTGGCAGAGTCGACGGAAAAGATTCTGTTTTGCATTGTTACGTCCCCTATTCATGATCGTTGAACAATAGCGCAGGTTTCGGCCCCGCGCCAGCGTTTTTCTTAAACCGGAATAAGCCATGGCGCGGGGAAAGCGCTCACATATAGCGTTCCCGGCTCATGGCCGGGGCACGAGGCGACATAATAGCCCCCGGTCCCACAAATGGAATTTTGGTGTTCCTGCGCCAGAGCTTTCATTTGCGCCACTATTTCCTCAACCGTATATCCTACGGCGTGTTCATTATACCGAAGGACAACGCGCGCGGTTTCGAGGAAGCGATTTTCGTCAAAATTAAGTATCATGCTCAGCTCCAAAGGTAGCATAGGCCGGGGATTAAAATGACCGAGGCGATTGTGGCGTCGATGATAAAGTCAAGCATGGTTTTTTCCCTTCACTGTTATGGCGCCCGCCTTGTTGAGATAGCCGCCAGATATTAACGATTCCTTAGCGGCGTTCCATTCATCGCGAGTCGGCATAGTTTCGACGCCAAGCGCGCGTATAGCGCTTCCGCCATAACGCATGTCGTCGGCCGCCATGTCGTAACGGTCGCGGCCGTTATAGGACGCCTTGCGCTCTTTCGTATATTTCAGGATTAGCTTCTGGACAGGCGCAAGCGCCTCTTGCGGCGCGGGTAATAGCGTCGCGGCATTGGCGGGATGGATATAAAAGGTAAGCCCCAGGTCGCGGCCCTGAAACGTAGTGTGCCGGACCATGGCATAGCCGGGTTTCAGCGGTATCTCGCGCTCTTGCCGCGCGCCATTAAATGGCGATGCATCTTGCCCGGGAAGCGGAAGCGCCGCGCCCGTCTCGAGCTCTACAAGAGAATAAACGTCACGGCTTCCACCCGACCATAAGCCGACGTCGGAAGGAACGGAAACGGACTCGGCAACGCGCGCTGCGAACTTCTTTCCGTCATAACCGCCGCGCAAAGCCGGCGGAACCTGATTCGCTTCTAGATATATCGTTTGCATTTACGTTACTCCCGTTTAGATGACAATATTGCCAATCTAGCACGGTCGCGGCCCTTGTCAAGTATTGTTTGACAGGCTTTGGCAAAAATTGTCACGGATTGTCATGGGGGTGACCTATGGCGCGTCGCTGATTCTAAAGGGGTTTGTCGTCTTATAGGTTAAATAGTCTTCTTTTTTATCTAAATTTTGGCAGAATCTCATATTGTAATGTAATGCAGAAAGTGAAATATTCTTGGCGACCAAAAACAGGGTGTCAAAATTGCCAATATGACCCATGATCGCAGAGAGGCGCGCTAATGAACGAATTTCCGGCCCATGACAGAGACGCGGCTTTGGTGACCGCTTTCGATCTTTACATGCAAGGCGATTGGCCAATTGGCCATGTCGCGGCGCTTAGGCGCGTCACGCTTGCCGACTGGCAGGGCGTTAAGGTTAAGTGGCAGAAAGGCCCTGGCACTCGCTTCGTGGCGTTTATATTCACTCCGCGCGGCGATATCCCGTTAATGCCAGAGAGGCGCAAGCGCATGACAATATGACCCATCGCGTTTAAGCGTTGGCTGTTTGTAAACGGTCAAGAGCAGGTTGACATTCATGCTCGCTCTTGGCCGTTGACATATAGGCTGATGGGATTGTAGACGGGGAGGGCCGGCCTTGGGATCTCCTTGTAAAAATACGAAGGGTCCGCAAACAATTTTTATTTTTTATTTTTTATGCTATCTAACAATCTATGACATTCGTTAGCCTACCTTATGAACCGCGCGTCATCGCCGCCACCGAGGCGCGTCTGGAGCAGATCTATCAGACGGCCAAACTGGGTCTGAAAGGCGACGCGCTGGCGTTCGCGCTGGACATGACCCCGGCCGAGTATCGGGCGCTGGTCAGCCGCGATCAGATGGCCCAGTATGCCGAGGAGCGCGGCCGCGCAGAGGCCGAAGCCGAGATGGCCGGGGTGCTGCGCACGGCGGCGCTGGCGGGGGATACGAAGGCGGCGCTGGACATACTGAAGCACACCCACGGATGGGTGGCGCGTCAGGCGGTCAGCGTAGAGGTCAACCAGACAATCAGCATCACCGCCGCGCTTGAAGAGGCGAAGATGCGGGTAATCGAGGGTTCAATTGCAGACGCCCATATTCTCCCCGCAGGACGAACAGAAGCTTATGGCGACGCTATGGAGCCAGCAGATCAAGGACGATCCGCTGGCCTTCGTGCGGTTGGCGTTCCCGTGGGGGAAGCCGGGGACGCCTCTTGAGCATTTCGAGGGACCGCGCGTATGGCAGCGCGAGGTGCTGCTGACGCTGCGGGACCACATCCGCTCCAACAACGGGAAGATAGACTACGAGACGTTCAGGATGGCGACGTCATCCGGGCGCGGCATCGGCAAGTCGGCGCTGGTCTCGTGGCTGGTGATCTGGATGCTGACGACGAGGATCGGCTCGACGACTATCGTGTCGGCCAACTCGGAATCGCAGCTCCGCAGCGTCACATGGGCCGAGATCACGAAATGGCTGAGCATGGCGCTTCAGAGCCACTGGTTCGAGGTGTCGGCCACCCGCGTCGCCCCGGCCAGGTGGATCACGGAGCTGGTCGAGCGGGATCTGAGGCTCGGCACGCGCTACTGGGGCGTCGAGGGGCGGCTGTGGTCGGCCGAGAACCCCGACAGCTACGCGGGCGTCCACAACTTCGCGGGCGTCATGCTGATCTTCGACGAGGCGTCGGGCATCGACGACAGCATATGGTCGGTCGCGAGCGGCTTCTTCACGGAGAACACGCCGAACAGGTTCTGGCTGGCGTTCAGCAACCCGCGCCGCAACTCGGGCTACTTCTACGAGTGCTTTAACTCCAAGCGGGACTTCTGGCGCAACAAGATCGTAGACGCCAGATCGGTCGAGGGGACGGACAAGCAGGTCTATCAGCAGATCATCGACGAATATGGGCCGGACAGCACGCAGGCGCACGTCGAGGTTTACGGTGAGTTTCCAAACGCGGGGGATGACCAGTTCATCCCGGCG